CCCTCTTAACAAAGAGGAGTAAAAGTTGCAATTTCTATTAATTAAACAAATACTAAAACCTATCATCACTAGATGTGGTACCTTATTAGGCGCATATCTTGCGGGTTTAGGTATAGCTAGCGCTCAAGTCGATAGCATAATCATTGGAATAACAGTCGCAAGCGGCGTCGGCATCGACCTCCTTTCTAGGAGGTATGTAAAATGATTAAACAAGTACTAATGCACGCAATTGGCGGCATTATATTAGGCATCGCATTATTTGCACCATTTATGGGGGTAATATAATGGGATTTTTTAGCGGAATTGGTGGTCTTATAGGCGGGATTTTTAATCCTATAGCCGCTATTGGTGGCGCCTTATTAGGTGGCGTATTAGACAGCAAAGAAGCAAGTAAGGCTGCAGAAAAACAAGTTGCTGAACAAAACCGCATTGCAACAATAGCTGCAGAAAATACAAATGCTCAAATGGAGAATAATAGTCGTCCAGTAGAAACAGTAACGACACAAAAGGCTGATTTTGATAGCGTTATAAGTGACGCAAGAAAAGCAGGAATTAATCCATTAACAGCTTTACGTATTGCAGGTGTGAACCAAACAACAAGTACGACAACAACACAAGTTGGCCAAACGAGATATGTAGCTCCCCTACTATCTTCAATGCCAACAAAAAACTTTACAAATGTAATGGCTGACGCTTTCAGCGGATATCAAAGTTTTGAACATGGACGTACACAAAAATTACAATTGGGAATAGAAACAGATTTGTTAAAATCGCAATTGGCGTTGAATATGAAAAATTTAACAGATGATGGATTTACAATGGAAAAAATAAATCTTGGAGCAAGATTTAAAGACCCAATGACAGGAACTGAATTTATTGGGTTAAATCCAGAAGCTTTTGAAATGGGTGTATCTGAACTTACAGGTTCAGCTGCGATGCATGCATCGTTTGCAGGAACACAAGTGTTTGGAACAGAAACTGCAAATACAACACAAAAATTTAAGAAAAATTTGGATAATTTGGGTGGTTATTTAGATAACCAACTACAAACATTTAAAAACAAATATTTTATTAAACCAAAAGCATCAACACAATTATTATCAAATAATACATCAACATATGGTGATGATGTGGTGACATATTCAATGAAAGCACTTGGACTTGAGTATTAAACGCAAGCCCAAGCCATGCAAATGCAAGAATTGCCGAAAGCAATATAAACTAAAAAGGAAAGTTAAAAAATGAATGGAATGAACCAAAATAATCTTTTGACGACACCGTTGACGCCAAAGCGATCAACAAGGATTGATCAAAAGACAGTTATTACATCAGGCAACGCAGGTAAAATTATCCCAGTTGCTTGTATACCACTACTCCGCGAAGACGGTGTTAAGCGATCAAGAATGCAAATCGCTGTGGAAATGATGGAAACTGCTGAAACGTTATTCAACGGCGTAAACGTGACTGTAAATGCACATTTAGTACCTAAGTTAGCATTTGATCGTTTTAATGGAATGGACGATTTAAACAGGTCATACCAAGGCGTACCACGCGAGGATGGCGAAACGCCAATCCCATTTATTGAAACACATACATTCAGCCAAGCTGATAATGAGTTTTATAAAACTTTAGGTATGCACGCTCAAGGATCAGCAACCGTTAACCGAGATTATATTGAAGCATATAATACAGTTGTAAACTTTAGACGTAAAGAACGTTCATCAAGTTTAACAATGCGAACAATGACAGATACATCATTGGCACAAGCATTTTGGAACCATACAACAATGGCGCATATTGTACCTGATTTTGACCAGGCCATAATTGACGGTGAAGTAGCATTAAATGTTGTTAATTCAAATATGAAATTAATGTCCGAAAGTTGGTCTGGTGTTGAGAGTGATACAAATCTTGGTTCATTAGCATCACCAACTGGTAATTGGGCATTCACACCTACATATAATGGAAGTACATATGATTGGGGTAATGAAATATATGCTGAAATGCAAGAAAATGGCATTACAGTTTCATTATCAAATATTGAAATGGCTAAAAAGACACAGGCTTTTGCAAAAGCAAGAAGCATGTTCCAAGGTCATGATGACGATTATATCATTGATACATTGATGTCTGGAATTAGAATACCAGATCAAGCAATGAAACAACCAATATTATTAGCACAACAACGCACGCAAATGGGGTATCAACAACGTTTTGCATCAGACGCGGCAAACCTTGACGAGTCCGTTACAGTTGGTGGTGCATTGGTTGATATAACAATGAGAACTCCTTCTATTAATACAGGTGGTGTAATTGTTATAACAGCTGAAATAACACCAGAGCAATTATTTGAGCGACAAAAAGATCATTATTTACATAATACATCTGTAAATAATTATCCTGAGTTCACAAGAGATGAACTTGATCCAGAAAAGGTTAGTATTGTAACAAACGATCATATTGATGTTGATCACAGTAATCCTGATGCAGTGTTTGGTTATGCACCGCTTAACCATGAATATATGCGAAGCGCGCCAAACATTGGAGGTAAATATTACCGACCTGATGTCGACGCGTCTTTTGATGAGGACAGACAAAAAATCTGGGCAAACGAAACGGTTGACCCAGAATTAACAGAGGATTTTTATCTCTGTAACAATGTTCATCACAAAGTATTTGCTGATAGCACATCTGATGCATTTGAAATTACTGCACGCGGTACATTTGAAATCACAGGAAATACAGTATTCGGCGGAGCGCTAAAAGAAGCAACCGACGATTACGACCAAGTAATGGCAGATGTTGATCAAACAAGATTAACAAAAGCATAAAAGACCCCTCCCCTGCCCTGCACCGCGAAGCGCTGCAGGGCGAAATAATTAACCATATAGGAAAAAAAATGAAACGTTATCAAATTCAAGCCCTCGATGGGTGGAACAAATTAAAGTTAAACGAAACTTTAGAATTTGTTGTCAAAGGCAACAGCCGAACCATACGTGTTGAATTTAATACAAGCGACAAGGTAGCATTGTATGGATCTAACACCAAGGATTTTAAAGATGAAAAATTATTGGTTAGCGATGAAGGACTATTCACGCTGATAACATCTATCTCAAGCACACTTTATGTAAGGGCAGTCTCAAAGGATAAGAGTGCTTCAATAACTTACAAAAACCGTGCGTCGGACCATATTGTGGAAAAAATGTCTGACGTTAAGTTTACTGGCCTTGAGATGCGTCGCACACGTAATCCTGAGATGGAACGACTAATGCACATGGTAAAAACAGCACAATCAGAAAGAGAACAAATTCTCTTATCTGAAATTGCAAAGGTAAAAGCGCAAAATGATGAGGTTATTGAAGATAATGCAAAAACTTTCCCAGAGCTTAAAGCAGGAAATGCACCATCTATGCCTCCAAGCGGGATATCAGCAGACAACGTGGAAGCAAGTGAAGAAATCACTTCAGACACCAGTGAAGCGGTTGCCGCAAGCGAAGACGCATCAACTAGCGATACAAGCGTTAAGTAATAAGTCTTTTATAAATTCTAATAAGTATAAAGAACAACAACTAAGGGCTGTGCGCGAAGGTGCACATCCCGACTTAATAGAATTTGAACGCAAAATGGTAAAAGCCTGTAAGGCTTATAATATACCCGTATTTGCTAGTGAAATGTGGCGAACTGCAGACGAACAAACACGTTTGTACGAAAGTGGTCACACATTAGCAAAGGCCAACAAAAGCCCACATCAATATGGGCTTGCTGTGGATATTATCCACAGTGTTAAAGGTTGGGATTTGCACAAAAAAGAATGGGCAATGCTCTATACAATTGGTATGGAAGTTGCCCGAAAAATGAATATCGACATGGAATGTGGATATGAATGGAAGTTTTACGACCCTGCACATTGGCAGATAAAAGGTTGGAAAACGCTAAAAACCGATGATGGGGAAATATTGTATTAACCCAACATCAGCCAAACCCCCCGTAGACGCAAGGATCGGAGGGGGGTTTGGCGGAAACATATACTACCCTTGTCAGTATATGCATTTAGTGACTGGAAACGAGGCAACGAAGAAAAAACATGTGTATTTCACCAAATAACATAAGCGAAGTTGGCCTTGTTGCCTGTCACAAATGCTGGCAATGCAGGGAAAACAAAGTAAATGACTATGTTGGTAGATGCATTGCCGAAAGTCACCATAGTGACGAAACATTAAGTATAACGTTGACATACGGAGACGGAGATACGCCAGAAAGCGCAACTTTAGTTTATAAACATTATCAGCTCTTTATGAAAAGCC